ACCAGATAATCCTTTGTTTGGTAGAAACAAAAAAGACATGGAAAACCCTGATTTGCATTTGCTAAGATTGCTTTCCAACCCGCGTTATTTTGGTACGACAGTCAAATTTCTTTTTGGTATAGAACTTCATCCAATACAAGTAGCACTAATGCAGGAATTTTGGAGCAGACCATTCCCTATGTTTATTGCGTCTCGTGGTTTTGGTAAATCTTTTAGTCTTGCTCTTTATAGTATGTTAAAGTGTATTCTTGTTCCAGGCACCAAGATTGTTATTGTTGGTAGCGCGTTTCGACAGAGTAAAGTTATCTTTGAATATATGGAAAACATGTGGAGGAATGCTCCGATAATAAGAAGCATTTTTAGTAGTAATGATGATGGACCGAGAAGAGATGTTGACAGGTGTACTATGCGTCTTGGTGATAGTTGGGCTATTGCTGTTCCTATGGGTGACGGGTCCAAGATTAGAGGCCTCAGAGCGCATATTATCATTGCTGACGAGTTTGCTAGTATTAGTCCGGATATTTATGAAACGGTTGTGGCGGGATTCGCAGCCGTAAGCGCTAGTCCTATTCAGAACGTGAAAGAAGAAGCTCGTAAAAAAGCGATGAGAGAGGCGGGTCTTTGGAGCGATGAACTAGAAGCTGTTCAAATCAAAAAGGGAAACCAAGCTATAATTAGTGGTACGGCTGATTATAGTTTCAAGCACTTCGCGGATTACTGGAGACGCTATAAAGCTATTATCAACAGTAAGGGCGACAAACACAAACTAAAAGAAATATTCGGCAATGATCCTCCTGAAAGTTTCAACTGGAAAGATTATTCCGTGATAAGAATACCTTATGAACTTATTCCAAAAGGTTTCATGGATGATAGACAAGTAGCTAGAGCCAAAGCCACGATTCATACCGGTATTTATAACATGGAGTATGCCGCTTGTTTCACTGCTGATAGTGATGGATTCTTTAAACGTAGCCTTATAGAGAGTTGTGTAGTTAGAGACAAAGACCCTATAACTATTAATGGCAGAGAAATAATTTTTGATCCAGTAACTAAAGGCAATTCTAAGCATACATATGTTTATGGCATTGACCCTGCTTCCGAACAAGACAACTTTAGTATTGTTGTTTTAGAAATGCACGCGGATCATACACGCATAGTTTATTGCTGGACTACTAATCGAAGTAACTTTAAGGATAGGCAAAAGACTGGATTGGTAGGAGAACATGATTTCTATGGTTTTTGTGCCAGGAAAATAAGAGAGCTGATGAAAGTATTTCCTTGTGAAAGAATAGGAATGGATGCTCAGGGCGGTGGTGTTGCAGTAGAAGAAGCTCTTCATGATGAAAACAGATTAATGCATGGTGAAGTTCCTATCTGGCCTATTATAGATCCTGATAAAGAAAAAGATACTGATGATCAACAAGGTTTACACATACTAGAATTGGTACAGTTTGCTAAAGCAGATTGGACAGCAGCTGCAAACCACGGACTAAGAAAAGACTTTGAGGATAAAGTATTGTTGTTCCCAAGGTTTGATGACCTTAGTTTAGGCTTAGCTCTTAATAAGGATGGTCAAGATATACTTGACAGCGACATTAAGAAAGTCTATGATAATGAAAGCGAATGTATTTTAGAAATAGAAGATTTGAAGGATGAGCTTACCACTATTGTTATGACTCAAACTAGTCATGGAGTAGGAGGAAGAGACAAATGGGATACCCCAGAAATCAAACTTCCTAATGGTAAAAAAGGAAAACTTCGCAAGGACCGCTATAGTGCTTTGGTTATAGCCAACATGATAGCAAGACAAATGAACAGAGAATTAGCTCATGCGACTTTTGATATGATAGGAGCTAACCTTAGAACTATGGAAAAGAAAGACGGACAATTGTACAAAGGACCAAACTGGTTTACAGAATCAGCTAACGAAGGCATTTTCAAAGGAGTATACAGATAACCGGTGTATGAACTAATGTTCGAGACCAATACTTTTACAATACTATCGGTAATACTATTATGAAAAACCCAAAGATACCAGACGCAGAAAATTCTCCTGTTGAGCAAGCTTATGTTACATGGAATGATAGTGATTTAGCAGATAAAAGAACAGCATTAGATCTAGCATCAAAAGGCTTAGATGAATTTGGAGGCATCGAGAGAGCAGCAGGTTCTCGTTGGGGGCGTGGCGATTGGTCAAATCTTACTGACGGAGTAAGCGGCCGTCCAGGAATGACACGCTCCGATTACGAAGCATTCCGCCCAGACGAAGCTACTCCTAAAAAGATAAAGGCTATTCTTAGACAATCAGACCTTATCTACGGTAGGGTTGGATTAGTAAAAAATGTTATAGATCTTATGGGTGATTTTGCTAGTCAAGGAGTTAGAATTTCTCATCCAAACAAAAGAATAGAAAGATTTTACAAAAACTGGTTTGCGAAAATCAACGGAGCAGATCGCAGCGAAAGATTCTTAAACACTCTTTATCGTCTCGGTAATGTTTGTATGAATAGACAAACTGCTAAGATTAGTGTTAAAGCAGAAAAAGAAATGTATAAAGCTCAAGCTTCTCCTGACATGATAGTTAATTATCAAGACCTAGTACCTAAGACAGATAAAAGAGAAATTCCTTGGAAGTATACTTTTATTGATCCTACTTATGTAGATGTTGTTGGTGGGGCACTATCAAGTTTTACAGGAAAAAGAATTTACTCTCTCGTTATTCCTGATCATCTAAGGAAAATAATTAAGAATCCAAAGAATCCTGGTGAAGCAGCAATAATAGCAGAACTTCCTGATGCCATTATACAAGCAGCTCAAAACAAGAAGCCATACCTACTAGATCCAGACAAAACTTTAGTCTTTCATTACAAGAAGGACGATTGGAGAATATGGGCTTATCCTATTATTTATAGTGTGATGGACGACATTAACACTATTGAAAAACTAAAGCTTGCTGACCTTGCTGCTCTTGATGGAGCTATTAGTAACATTCGTATTTTTAAACTTGGTAGCTTGGATCACAAGATCGCCCCAACTGCTGCAGCTGCAAGTAAACTAAGTAGCATTCTACAAAATAATGTTGGTGGCGGAACAATGGATCTTGTTTGGGGTCCAGACATTGAACTTATTGAAAGCAAGTCAACAGTTTATCAGTTCCTTGGTCAAGAAAAGTATGTTCCTCATTTGAATATGGTTTATGCAGGTCTTGGAATTCCACCAACTCTTACTGGTACTTTCGGCGCTGCTGGAACAACCAATAACTTTATTAGCTTAAAAACTTTAACTCAAAGACTACAATATGGAAGAAGAGTATTGTTAGAGTTTTGGAATGAAGAAATTAAAATTATTCAAAAGGCTATGGGTTTCAAACAACCAGCTGTGATTGAATTTGAGAGAATGGATTTGAGTAATGAAGAAGCAGAGAAAGCTCTTCTTATCCAACTCGCTGATAGAAATGTTATTAGCGATGAATTACTACAAACCAACTTTGGTTTCAATCCTGATCTTGAAAAGTCTAGACTTAACAAAGAGAACAAAGAAAGAGATTCTAGCAGAATGGTTAATAAGAGTGGTCCTTATCATGATCCAACATTTGAAAGTGGACTTAAGAAGTTAGCACTACAGCTTGGTCTAGCTTCTCCAAGTCAAGTTGGCTTAGAACTTCTCGAAAAGAAAGAAGGAGAAAAATCTATTATTGAGCTGAAGACAGAATCTGAAATAGAGAAGATTAAAAGTCAGCCACAAAAACCAGTTAACGACGGAGGAAGACCACCAGGAAAAGGCGATACAGAACAAAGAAAGAAAAGAGAATTCAAACCACAACCAGGAATTCCTCAAAATGCTTCTTTACAGTTATGGGCTATACAGGCTCAAGAGAAAATCTCTGAAATAGTAAACCCAATCTTACTTGAGTTTTACTCAAAAAAGAACATGAGAAGTTTATCGTCGGAAGAATATCATGAAGCAGAAGAAACTAAAACAAAATTATTCTTGTCTCTAGAGCCAATGACAGTAATAGAGGAAGAGATAGTTTTTTCCAAACTCAATACTATCAATAGTATTGAAATAAAGAAAAACCATAAAGCATACTCTAATTTTAGTAAATTACTATCGTCTGAGATTAACAGA